AGTGCAGCTCCATCCATCGGCGATCGCCGTTATCCGCCGCGAGGTTGATGTCGCCGCCATAGCCCGAACCCGAGTAACCGTGCAGCGTGTCCTGACAGTACGCGGGAAAGTCGGTACTCTGCCACTTGTTCGCGGGCGAGATGTAAGTGCCCTTGCAGCCGTTGTATAAGTCTCGCGATGAAACGGTCGGACGCCATCTGTAACCGCCCGTGAACGAGAGCGGAATCGCGCCGGTCGTCGTGCCGCCGAGATAGAGACTCGCGCCCGCCCATGCGCCCGGCTGAATGATCCATTGACCGCCCTGATAAACCAGCCGACCGGCGCAGCTCGTGAGCAGGTTCTGCAGGATCTCGCCGCGCCTCTGAGAGAGATCGAATCGGCCATTGCACTCATACATCGGCTCTGTGCCGCCGATCACGAGCGACACAGCCGTATCGCAGGTATTCGCCGCGGCGATGAGAGGCGCGCTCGGAATGTCCGAACCATACGCAGCCTTGAATCCCCACGTCTGATTGCTCAGGAAATCGGCGATGCACAGAGCCGAATTCGCCGTGTAACCGTAATTGCCGACAAACCCGAGATTGACGGTCGCGCCGGTTCCGCTGCCCGTGCTCGGCGAGGTCGCGAGGCCATTCGCCGAAACGTACCCGCTGCCGTCTGAATGGGTCACTGCTTCATTGATCGAGCCGCCCGGGCCGACCGCAGTCACGGCGATCTGATAACCAGAGGCGCCCGACTGCAGAACGTTCACCACATCGCCGAGCGCGTAACCTGATCCGCCCGAGGCGACAGTTGGGTAAAGTTCGCCGTTCCCGCTCGGAATATAAATATTGTTTTTGCCGCGCAGCACGAAACTGATCTGCGGCAGCCCGCTCGGGAAATACTTGCTCGTGTTGTCAGAGCCTTGCTGATCCAGCCGGATGCGAACGAATGCAGCGGTTTTTCCCGCGAGACTGCAATAGTTCGTCCATGGGTTTTGCTGCGCCGTGCCGCCCGCATTGAGCGGCGACGCGGGCGACACGAGCCTGCCCGTGCCGTCGTAGGGCGTGCCCGCCGTCATGCCGACAAAGGTTTCGCCGAGCGTTTGATTCCCGAGCAGATACTCGACATAGACCTGTCTGCCATAGTCAGGCCACTGCGTTACGGCCTGCCCCTCGTTATCGACTGCCGAGGTCGTGCCGCCCGACAAATAAGTGAACTGCAGCGAGCCGGGCGAGCCGAAAGTCTGACTGATGATTTCGGCCACGGGAAACACGCCGTTGAGCGTGAGGTCGCCGGTTATGTTCTGAATGCGGATCTGATCGCCCGCCTGCAGATAGGGAATGTTCGCAGTCAGCGTAACGGTTACGACGCCGTTCGCGTCCCGCGCAATATGACTGATGTTGTACTGCGTCTGTCCATTGTTGAGCGGCGAGAAACTCGTGCCGCTGCCCGGTGCGGGCGACGGTATCGAGTAACCGGCTGACGCGCTCGTCGGCACTGCGCTCTCGTCGATCTGCACGCGCTGCTGATCAAAGAGCAGCTCCTCGACGGCCTCGCACGGATGCGCGGCGAGCACGAACACCATGTCGAGCATTTGATCCTGATCGCCCCACGTATGGAGATACACGAGAGTGCCGCCCGTGCGTACCCGGCCATAACAAACCTGCCATGGCGCAATGGAATTTCTGGTCGCCGTGCCGAACCCGTGAACAGGGTCGCCGTTGATCATCTCGGTCACGCCAGCCGTTAGCGTGCCGACGCCCGCGCCGATCAGCGCGTTTCCGACCGCGAGCAGCAGAGGGTTTCCCTCTGCGATCACATCGAGCGCGATGCCCGCGCCGATCTCCTCGATGCCGAGAATTGTTTTCCAGACGCCAGCCATTAAACGTTCGCTCCAGTAGCCGGGTATCTGCCCCAGAAAAGCGTCATCTCCTGCAGCCCGTTGACGAATTGAAACCCGAGGTCGCCCGCGTCGTCGATCTGGGAATCGATCAGGGTGTATCTGCGATCGACCGCGTTATTCATTTCGAGCAGGCGGTTCTCGCAGGCGATCGCGATCGAGGCCGTATCCGCCGAGACGTCGATCGTCGGCTGATCCATGCGGCCCGCCCATGCGGTGACGGGACTCGAAATCAATGCGCCGGCCGAAAAGAACCCGAGGTATACGATCACGGGCTGCCCGAGCTGGTAATCGCCGATTGCCTCGCTCAGCAGCGACGAATTCAGGCCGCTGAATGTGATCGTGATGCCGCGCGCCTCAACCGTCGCGCCATCCTCGGCGACAGAGATACTGAGCAGCGCGCCGAGACCCGACCATGTTTGACCGGACCATGCGACCGAGCCCGAGCCCGACCAGATATAGACCGTCTCGCTTTTGAATGTGGCCGCGACGAACAGAGCAGGCTGCAGATCGTTGGCTTGAATTGCCGCGAGCATCGCGGCTGACATGGTGCGAGGCATATTAGCTATCGATAAGAACTGAGAGCCGAGTCGCCGGATCGGTGACGCCGATCGCTTTCATCACGACCGCGAGGTAACTTGTCGGATTGTTCGCGTCTGACGCGGGCGCGTACTTGCGAATGAATTCCTGCAGCGTGAGCCCGCGCGAGGCGTCGAGCCGGATCTGCCGTTCGAGCGCCTGCCAGCCGTGCTCCGCAGTATCGAATTCGGCATACACGCGAACCTTACCGTCTTTGCCGGTGATCGCATGCGGCGCCGCAAAAGGCTGATGCGCGAACAGCAGATCGCCCGGGTTGTTGAGGCGCTGCGGAACTGTGCCGACACGATCGTCGCCCTCTTCATGCGCGATCGCGCGCATCAGTTTGTCGAGGTTCATAATTGTCGGGTATGGACGTTCAGACCTTGCAGGTCACGCCGGAGTCGGCGACAGCCGCGCTGCGTCAATACAAAGCGCATCGCGATCGGTATGACCGGCGCGACTGGGAAATCGAGCGCATCTATCGCGAGATTGCGAAAGGGCGCAAAGTTATCAGCGCATTCGAGTCAATTCGAAACGCGGGCGTCGATGAGAGAGGCAGGCCGAGGCTCGCGCTTATGCGCGCCGATCAGCCCTCCGTGATTTGCAATTACTGGTATGAACGCGAGGTGGTGTTCAGAAGCGATGACTTTTCGCGGGCGCGCGACCGTTACATTACGGTTCCATGGCCTGGCAGACCTCGCCGCGAGACGCCATCCGCCCGCGCGCTCGCGCCCCGTATCCCGCCTCAGTATCGGCCTGCGTCGAGCGAGCTGCATAAATATCACCTGCTTTGGGAGGCGAGCTGGTCTGATGTTCCGGTCGATCCGATATTGCTCAAGCGGCTCTCGCGTGATGCCTGGATCGTGCTCGCCGCCTGGGATCTCACGCCGGTCGAGCTGGCCGTGATGAGGGGCGGCCTTTAAGTCGCCTCGCGAATCTCGAACGTGATCGAGTAGGTCGGCCCGATGCCGATCTGCCAATGTGGCTGACTACCCGGCTTCAGCCTGAAATATCGAGGCGTCGAGCCGTCCGTCGTCAGTTCATTCGGAAAGGCCGCGCACAGGGCGGTCGGAAATACGAACACGCACAGCGGCCCCTTGAGCGCCCGCAGAAATGTCACCCACGACGACGCCGACGTCGACGACATTTTCGGCATGCTCACGCTCGCTTCGAGGTACGTGGCCTGCCAGTCCTGAACGGTCTGCTGCCCGGTGAACGGGTTCGTCGTCACCGCGACGAGATCGTTCGATTTGAATTCCATGCTCGCGGGCGCAGACGGCGCCGTAGGCATGGTCTGGATAGTCCAGCCGTTATAGGTAGACATAAGATCGGAGTGGTGGAAAACAGCGAGATCGACCGCGCGGCGATGCGAATCGCCGATCGGATCGAGCTGCGCTTTCTCCGCGTTGCCGTCGGCGTGCTTTACGTCTGCTGTTTGATTTGCCTTGGGGTTATTTGCTGGCTAATTGCGCGGCGATGAATGGCTTTTTTGAGGCCTGCGTTTTTGCCGCTCGATACTGGCCTGCACGCCGTTCGCGACCGCCGAACTGTGCGCGGCCTCAATGGCCCGGGCGACGCGATTTGAGGCGCCGAGATCCGAGCCTCTTGCGTCGATCGAATAATAGACGTCGCCGCTGCCGCCGATTCTGTTATTCGGCACGATCGAACCCGCTGAGGGCGGCCTGAAAATTTCCGGCCCGTTCTCGCCGACCAGAAACGCGCTGCCCGGGTCCACATCGCCGCCGAGAGCCCGCGCGCCGCCGAACGGGATTGCGCTGCTGCTGCTGCGCGCGAGATTGCTGCCAAAGTTGGCGAGCAGGTTGAAAATCATGCTGTCGCCCTGCGAGCCGCTGAATACCGTTCCTTTCGGCAAAGTTAACGGCGTGCTGCTCGCGCCCGGGCCTGCGATGCCGCCCGGCATGTTATCGACGACCGCGTGTATCGGATCGCCAGCCTTTCCGGTCGGAACGCCCATATGCACGCCGAGCCGTCCGAGCACGCCCTGCAGCGAGCTTTTGATCTGCGCCTGAACCATCTGCTGCCCGATGCCCTGAAATTCACGGCCCCATGCGCTTTTCTGCCCGGTCGCCATCTTCGCGAGATTCTGTGAGGTCGCATCAAGCGCAGAATTCAGAGCGTTGTAAATAATGGCCGCAGTCGTCTTGCCCTGTTCCTGCATTTCGACGAAAAACGCGCGAACACCGTCCATTGCCTGATTCGATTTTTGAAGTTCCCCTGAAATCGCCTGCAGCATCTGATCGTGCAATGCCTTGCGCGAGAGTTCTATATCGCGGATGTTTCCCGAAGTGACCTGAATCGAATTCAGAGCGGCGAGCTGCGATTGAATCTGTCGCAGCATTAGTTGCGGCGCCCCGCCGATCTTTAATGCAGAGTCCTGCGCTTTGGCGATGCCTTCCTCGTATTCCTGACGGGCTGCGGTTGCCTGCTGCTCAAGTTTCGTATTCTCGGCGAGCATGTCGTAATCCTCGGCGTGCGCGCTGAGGATCTTTCGCTCGGCTTCCACCTGTTCGAGCTTGATATCGCGCACTTTCGCCGCAAGCGCGGCGCCGTCGCCGTCAGAACTGAGGGTCGCGAGACGGACGCGATGAGCCGCGTCACTGCGACCCGATTCGATATTGGCGGCGTCCTCTTTCCGATCCAGCTCGTGCAGTTTCTTGGCCGACGCCTGCAGTCGCTCGTCGTCTTTTATTTGCTGCTGCAGAGCTTCCTGCCATACCTTCGCCTCGTTGTGCGCGTCATCGCCCCACGTCTTGATGTAATCGGCTGCCCATTGCCGCTGATAACGTTGGACGGCTTCCTGAACGCCGCGCGTGCCGACGGCATCCGCTCCCGGTATTTGAGTCTTCTTTACTTCCTGACTGGTTTCGAAAAATTCCCGCGCGAGCGGCGTCGTGATGTTCCTCGCCGTCACGCGATCTGAAAATTCCTGCAGCGCGTGATCCTGCTCGGCGCCCGGTTTTTTCAGGCCGAGCGCAGCCGCCCTTGCTTCCTGCAGTGTCTTGTCGCGTTCCGCTGTGAACATGCGCAGCAGCTCGCGCGAGGTTTCGAGGTTCGCGCCCTGATCGCTCTGGCCGGCCTGCGCGCCCCATGGGGCATAAGTGCCGGGCGGCGCGTGAACATAAGCCTGATAACTTGGCGCCTGCCTCAGCCCTGATTTGTTCTCGCCTTCCTGAATGCGTGTTTGCAGATCGGCGAGCGGCTTGTCATAAAGCGAATTGATGCTCGATGACATCGCATTAAGCGCGGCGAGCGCCTGCGCCGGGGTTTTCGACCCGCTGATGTTCGCGCGGCCCTGATCGACCGCCGCATCGACAGTGCCCCGCCATCCTCCATAACCGACCTTGCCGAAAAGCTGCTCGCGCAGATCATCGGTTCTGGCCTGCCCGGTCAGCAGCGCGACGATATGACTGACCTCGTGCTCTTTCAAAACTTTGTTGATTTTGTCGAGGTCCGCATCGAGGCTGTCGCCCAATTTATCCGCCGCGAGCCGGGCCGCATCGAGAGCGAGCGCGAGATTATTCTGCCGCTTTCCTTCCAGCTTGGCTATATCGTTCTCGAGCCGGTCGTTTGCGACCCGCAGTTCATCGGCGGATGTGCGCAGCGAGTTATTCAGTTCCCGAAACGCGCCCCCTGCTTTCTCGGGCGCCTCTTGCATCGTTTTGAAAAAGTTATAGGCCTTGCTCCCGAGTTCGACCAGCATGCCGCCGAATGCGATGCCGCCGACAAGCGGGAATGCTTTCTGAATGATCGGGCCGAGGTTGAGCGTCGTCGCGAGGAATCGCTCGACCGCGCGAATGTTGTTTGTGAAATTGCCCTCGACAGTGCGCAGGGCCGCAGACGTGGCCTGCATGCTCGAAACGCCGTGCTGACCGAGTTCGCGAAACTTGCCGTTCGCTTTCTCCATGTCCAGCACGAACTGCGCCGTTCCGAGCGTCAGGTCGATCGTGATTGTGCCCGCTTTTTGTCCCATTTTTTATCTGCCGTTCACTTTGCTTTCGAGCACTCTCGCTACAGCCGCGATTGCCTCATCGGCTGATGCGTCGGCTGCGGGCCTCATAAATGGATGCGGCGCGACACTGCCGATCAGCTTTTTGCCTGGCTCGTGCCCGACGAGATTGTGCCCGTACTCGACCCATAGGGCTTTTCGCCCTTCGCGACCAAAACCGACTGCGGCGTGACCGCCTCGGCCCTGGCTATCGATCTCTATCTCGCACATCAGCGCGTCGATCAGGTGCGTCTGATCCTCTTTGTGCTCGCCCTCGGATGCCTCGGGAGTCCGCGCGGCTACCTCGCGCATGATTGGCTCGACGCCCGCGCGCAAGGCGTCAAAAAACGCTTGCGCCGCGAGCGTCCTCGGCATGTTGCGCAGTGTTTGCTGCACTTCCGCGAGGCCCGTTATTTTTATGAGTTCTGTTGGCATAACTTCGAGGTCAGGAAAGCGCGAACACTGTCAGCGACCTTTCGCCGGTTGATCCGTTTCGGCTTTTCTTCCGGCGCCGGGCTGGACGAGGGCATAAAATCGGTCGGCTTTAACGGTTGTTTCGGCGGATGCCCCGAAAAATTCGCGACCGTGGCCGCGAGGATTCCGACCATCCATTCCTCGTGTCGAGTGCGCTCGTGATGCTGGTCGAGCAGCAGATGAAACTGCCGAGGCGTGAGATCGAAGAATTGCCGGTCGGTCAGGCCGAGCACGACCCGCCCGATCGACCAGCAACGCTCCCAGAGATCGTGATTGCTTAGTCCGCGCCCTCGACGTCGCTGGCCGCCGGATCGGCCTCGAAAGGGTCTGCGGTTTTCTTTTTCATCGACAATTCATAGGCCTCGCAGAGCGCGAAAGTGATCGGCCCGAGAGTGTCGAGGCGAATCAATGCGCCAGCCGCCTGAATCGTCGTTTTCGGTTGCGCCTTGCGCAGCGCCGCGAAAAGCAGGCCGCGCAATTGCATTGCGTTCATGCCTGCGAGATTCTGCAATCCTTCGAGCAGATTGCAGCCCGCTTCGGATTCAGCGAGCGCGATCGCATTGAAATCGAAGGCGAGCTTGAATCGCTCGCCATCGATCTCAAGGGTCGCGAACTGTACCAGGGGATTCGCCGGAGTTTCGGCGACTGACGTTCGCGCCATGATTGCCCCTGTTAGCTGCCGACCGTCAGAGTGATCGAGTTCGACACCTTGAGCGAACCCGAAATCGAGATTTTCTTGTCCGCTCTGATGCTCTCGGCATATTTCTCGACCATTGCGGTAAAGGCGTACTTATCGCCGCTCGTCGTCTGAGAGGCGGTTTTCGGCAGCGTGATCTGAAACATCACGTTTGCGCGGTTGCTG